GAAGGCGAAGGATTCAACTCCTTACTAAATAATATAGGGGGATTGTGAGATCCCCCTTTACAAAGAAAGAAGAAGTGGTAATGAGTAAATTCAAATCAATATTTTTAGGATTAGAGATCGCTTATGGACAATACCAACCCGGTGAGCGAGGAGAGAACGGCAAGCAAAAAGGAAAAGCTTTTATTGTACGTGGTTCCGTCACAGACGAACACTGGGACAAACACTTACGAGGAGAAGGACCAGCNCTTGGGAATCATCCCTATTACNNANNACAATGATTGTAGGTGGGGGTGTATTGATATTGACGAATATAACTTTGATCACACTAGCCTCATTAAAAGCGTTCGGAGTAATAAACTTCCTTTAATAGTCTGCCGATCTAAATCTGGTGGAGCACACGTTTTTTTATTTACCAAAGAAAATATTCCTGCATCATTGATGCAATCAAAACTAAAACAGTTTGCAAAAGTTTTAGGATACGAAGGTTCAGAAATTTTTCCGAAACAAACAGAGATACTTGTAGAACGTGGGGATACAGGTAACTTTTTAAATCTTCCCTACCACAATGAAATGAAAGGANTNCGTTATGCTATTAACGATAATGGCTCCGGTTGTACACTTGAGGAATTTTATCAGCTCTATGATGTTTACAGCTGCACCAAAGAAGCCGTTGAANAAATTAAAACGGAAGAAAAAAAAATAGAAGAAGCATTTCCTAGTGGTCCTCCTTGTTTAAATAAACTTGCAACAACAGGTTTTGGGGAGGGCTCTAGAAACAATGCGCTATTTAACATAGCAGTTTATTACAAACAATCTATGCCAGATACTTGGGAAGATGAAATTGTAAAAGCAAATCAAAAATTTATGGAACCTTCATTGAGTAATAACGAGGTGCAGCAATTAATTAAATCAGTAAACAGAAAAGGCTATGATAAATATAGATGCAAAGATGCACCTATCAATGCAGTATGTCAAGCAGGTTTGTGTAGAACTAAAAGATTTGGTGTTGGATACGGAGAGGAAGAGATGCCAGTATTAGGTAGTCTTACAAAGTATGCATCAAAACCTCCTGAGTGGTTTTTAGATGTAGATAAAAAAAGAATACAATTAAAATCAGAACAACTTTACAGTCCAAATTTATTTGCATTAGCATGTTTAGACCAGGCAAATTTAATTGTGCCAATACCTAAACCAAAAGATTGGAAACAACATTTTCTTAAACCTATGATGGATGGGCTACAGGAAGTAGAACCATTAGAGTCTTTGAATCCTGTAAATGAATTAACTAACTTACTACAAGACTGGACAACGAATAGACAATCAGCAAGAACTTGGGATGATGTATTTAATAAGCTACCGTACACAGATGAAAAAAGAGAGTTTACATATTTTAGAATGGAAGACTTTTACAATTTTTGTAAAAGAAATCATTGGGAAAAAGATAAAAACCAAACAGGTAATTTGATAAAACAACTAGATGTATTTGTAGGAGAAGAAAGAATTAGAATTAAAAAACAACAACCAAGATTAATTAAAATAAAAACAATGAAACAAACAGAAGCTTCTGTGTCTAAAGTTCCATACTTAGAAGAAAACTTCTAATGTTTGACAGAGACGTAGGACCTAATTGGCATTTAAGGTTTCGTTTAAAAATAGAGAAGCTACAAAAAGAAAACGAATATTTAAAAATGAAAAATAGATTACTAAAAAGAAAAATAAAAAAATATGAAAACAATAATATTAGGACCACCAGGGACAGGGAAAACAACGACGCTGTTGAATCTAGTAGATGAGTTTATTCAAGACGGAATAAGACCAAAACAGATAGGTTATTTTTCTTTCACAAAGAAGGCAGCAACAGAAGCAGCCACAAGAGCTGCTGAAAAGTTTGGCCTGGACATAGATAATGATCTTGCATTTTTTAGAACGCTGCACTCTTATGCATTTAATCAATTAGGAATGACAAAAGAAAAAATGTTAGGACCAGATGATTACAAAGAGTTTGGTGAGAAATGTGGTATCCCAATTAAAGTTGCAAAGTTTTCTGATAGTGATGGCACGTTTAATTCTGACAATGAGTATCTTACAATCATAAATACAGCTGCAGTTAAACGTATGGATCTGTTGGAGTATTATGATTCAAGACAAAACATATTAGACATAGAACGTAATACATTATTTTTATTAGCAGAAGAATTAAATAGATTTAAAAAAGAAAAAGGACTTAAAGACTTTAATGATTTGTTAGAAGATTTTATTAAAAAAGAAAAAACAAATAGTTTTAAAGTTTTATTTATAGACGAAGCACAAGACTTATCTCTGTTGCAGTGGGAGATGGTAAGAAAGATTTGGAGCAACGCAGAAAAAACTTACATAGCAGGTGATGATGACCAGGCTATATTCAAGTGGGCTGGTGCAGATGTAGATCATTTCATTGCACTCAAAGAAGAAGTTGATGACATAAAAACTTTAGATCAATCTTATCGTATACCAGGTGGACCTATACACGAGCTCTCTCAAAAAATTATTGGTCAAGTACAAAACAGATTTGACAAATCATACAGACCTAGAGAAGAACACGGTGCATTAAAAAGATATTCTGATATTACACAAGTTGATATGAGCGAGGGTAATTGGTTGGTGTTATCTTCTGCAAATCATTTTTTAGATTCTGTAAAAGAAGTTTGTGAATTACGTGGTTGGTATTACCAATACAAAGGACGCAACTCTATACCTTTAAAATTATTATTAGCACTAAACAATTGGGAAGCTTGGCGTAAAGGTGGATTACTAAATCACCTGGAGATAAAAAATATTTATGAGTATCTTGGATCTAATGTATTAGAAGGATTTAGAAAAGGTAAAACATTACACTCTGAAGATAAGTATACATTAAAAGAATGTGAAGATAGTCATGGATTAATCATTGATAAAGTCTGGTTTGAATCTTTTGAAGGACTAGATCCTATCACTGAAAACTACATTCGTAACATGAGGGCGAATGGTGAAACGTTAAATAAAAATCCTCGTATAACAATGTCAACAATACACGGAGCGAAAGGAGGAGAAGCTGACAAAGTTTTATTGATGCAAGACATAACAAACGCAGCTCTTGAAACATTTAGTTATGACCCNGATGAATTACATAGATTATTTTATACCGGAGCGACGAGAGCGAAGCGTGAATTACACGTCTTAGATCCAAGAGATTTTGATAAGGCTTACATACTATGACACACAAAAATATATTTAAAGAAGCAACATACGATTCACTAGAAAAACAGGTGGGTGGAAAACACTATAAAAATATGAAGATTCAGCCGGCACATTTCATAAACGAAAACAAGTTGCTTTTTGCGGAGGGCAACGCTATAAAGTACATCTGTAGACACAACTTGAAAGGGAAAGAAGAGGACGTGAGAAAAGCTATTCATTACCTAGAAATGATACTAGAGAGAGACTATTCGTGAGGAGCACACAAATTCCCTTATTTACACCACAAACCGAATGGGTTATGCCAGATGAATTAAAAGATCTGCGCGGAGCCAAAGAAATAGCAATTGATTTAGAGGCTAATGATCCGCATTTAAAAGAGCTCGGATCGGGGAACGTGGTTGGAAAAGGGCACATTGCTGGCGTTGCGGTGGCCGTAGAGGGCTGGTCAGGGTATTTCCCTATACATCACGAGTCAGGTGGTAATATGGACAAAAAATTGGTCCTTTCATGGCTACAAGATGTGTGTAATCAGGAGGATACTACCTTCATATTTCACAATGCTATGTATGATATTTGTTGGTTAAGCTCTTCAGGCATAAAAGTTAAGGGTAAAATAGTTGACACTATGATAGCAGCGTCTTTGATTGATGAGAATAGAATGTCTTATCAATTAAATACACTGGCAAAATTTTATGTTGGCATGGGTAAAGATGAAAACATTTTAAACGCTGCAGCAAAAGAATATGGAATAGATCCTAAAAAAGATTTATGGAGACTACCACCAATGTTTGTTGGACAGTATGCAGAGCGTGATGCAGAGTCTACACTTAAACTTTGGAAAAGATTAGAGACAGAATTATATCAACAAGAGTTGTGGGATGTATTTAATTTAGAAACAAAATTATTTCCTTGTCTTATTGATATGAGATTCAAAGGAGTAAGAGTTGATTTAGAGAAAGCAGATAATATTAAAAAATCTTTGATGCACAAGGAGTCAAAAATATTACAGAATATCAAGGCTTTAACAGGAATTGACATAGAAATTATGGCAGCACGTAGCATCGCAAAAGCATTCGACAAATTAAAACTTCCATATGATAGAACAGAAAAAAGTAAAGAGCCAAGTTTTACAAAAAACTTTTTACAAAATCATCCACATGAATTACCAAAAGCAATTGCTGAAGCAAGAGAGATAAACAAAGCTCACAGCACATTCATAGACTCAATAACTAAACATGCAGTTGATGGTAGAATACATGCAGACATAAATCAAATACGATCAGATCAAGGTGGCACAGTCACCGGTAGATTTAGTATGTCTAATCCAAACCTGCAGCAGATACCTGCAAGACATCCAGAACTAGGACCAATGATTAGATCTATATTTATACCAGAAGAAAAACATACCTGGGGATCATTTGACTATTCACAACAAGAACCTAGAATTTTAGTGCACTATGCAAAACTACAAAATTTAAATGGTGTTGATGAAATTGTAGATGCATACAATGTCGGAGATGCAGATTTTCACCAGGTCGTAGCAGACATGGCAGGCATAGAAAGAAAGCAGGCCAAGACAATTAATTTAGGTTTAATGTATGGCATGGGTAAAAATAAATTAATGGCAGAGCTAGGATTAATGAAAGACTCCGCAGAGAAATTAATTAAACAATATCATACTAAAGCACCATTTGTTAAACAACTCATGGATAATGTTTCACGTAAAGCAAATGATCGTGGTAAGATTAGAACTTTATTAGGCAGAGCATGTCATTTTGATTTATGGCAACCAGTTCAGTTTGGGGTGTTCAAACCATTACCGTTAGAACAAGCACGAAAAGAATATGATGAACCATTGAAGCGTGCATTTACATACAAAGCTTTAAATAAATTAATACAAGGTAGTGCGGCAGACATGACAAAAAAATCAATGGTGGCACTCTATGAAAATGGTATAGTACCACACATTCAGATTCACGATGAAGTAGATATATCAGTGGAGTCGAATGAAAAAGCAGAGAAGATAATTGAAATTATGGAATCTGCAGTAGAATTAAAAGTCCCTAACAAAGTAGATTATGAACACGGGGACAATTGGGGCGAAATAAAACCATGGCTTACTTAAATGCAAACATACCAACCATCTATGCACAGGTTAGAAGGGAGTATTTATATGATCTTAAAAAACATCACGGAGAAGTTGAAGACTGTATTATCTTTGGTATTACTAGTATGGGGGGCCGTGCTATATTATTTCACGCTCTTATGGGTAACGGTGCAATATTTTATCGCTTACCAATTAGCGCGTTTATTCAAAAGGGATTTGACCCATCCAGAGTGCCCACAAGAAGACTTGATGAACTGGAGCTTTGGAATTGTTTTTCTTATTATCCCACTGTCACTCATTGGGCTATACTAAGCGCAGCTTCAGGTTATTATTTTGGTAAAGATAAAAAGAAACACTATGGATCTTATTTATTTACAGTTGACTGGGGACACCCAGATGCTAATATACTAGACACTGACCATTCAGAGATACCGCACGAACATAAGTGCGCTCACATAATTGCATTAGACGACGGCAATTTTGCAGCACAACCTAACAACAGATGTATATGGGATTTACCTTCATTCACTGTCAAAGATAATATCCCTGATTGGAAAGTACAGACTAACGAATGGAACGTGGAAGATTCAGGTAAGTGGAGAACCGCTGATACTGATGACTTCTTCTACGAGATCGAGGAGCAAAAAGATGATTGATAAAATTAAAAAAATTATCTTATGGCCATTTAAAAAAATAAGAGAATGGTGGCATAATTGGGGATAATAAATGAATTTAGTAGATTTATTGAAAAAAAATATAGTAATGGTGCCTGTGGTGGCTTCACTTGTTGTGGGGACATTCACAGGTGTCCGTTATATTGTTAATCTTACAGATACTATTAATGCATCTGAGCAAGAAATTATAAATCTACAAAGAGATCTTAAACAAGNTCAAAAAAATATATCAGAAATAAATACAAGACTNTCTTCTGCNGAAGCAACATGGCAGATGGCAGAAAATTTATACAGACAATTAGCAGACCAAGTTAGAGAAAACAGTTATGATATTAAGGATTTAAGTAGGTAATGCATGGAGATAGCCAGGATGAACTATTATTTTACAGGTGGATTAATAATTTTATTTGTGTTGTTGTGTTTTATGAAACCTGCATACCCACGTAATGAGTATCTCAATGACGGTACTAATACTTGCAGTACTGGCGACCTTAGCTTATCAATCGAACAAAGGGACTATGAAAGTAGGTATAGACACTACGATCCTACTAACAATTATAACAGCCCTAGTGATGATCAATCAATAAGACTTACATGGAGAAAATATTTAGGTTCAGCCTGCACAAAAGAATTTAGAGAGGTGCAAACAGAAAATGCACAACTAAAACAACAGCTAGAGTTGATGAAAATGTGTGGAAAAGTCAACAATAACCCCACTATTCAACGTAATCCTAACTTCGCATTGCTAGTACAAAAATGTTCTGGTATAATCATTCCTGAAAACAAGAGGCCTGAAGGCAGTTATTGGGATGTAAAAAAAGATAATTACAAAAAAGAAAATCCTAATATTAAANTNATGGGCGACAAGTTTATAGGACNGANTGAGTAATAAACCATTAAAAATTTCTGAAGAGGCTAAGGTGCAAATGCCGATGAAGACGGTTGCATCTTTAATAGCGCTCGTTGCAATTGGAACGTGGGCGTATTTTGGTATCAATGANCAACTCAACAAACACAGCACTCAATTAGAATTATTTCAAAAAGATTTAGAACATAATACAGAGTTTAGAATTAAATACCCACGTGGAGAATTAGGTCAATCAA